CCAAGGTTGTCTACGACTGGCAGAAAGATTTACGTCAAACCAAAACCGACTCCAGAACAACGTGAGCGTAAACGTGAAACTGACAGAGCACGGTATCACAGACGAACTCCAGAACAACGTGAACAACGTAACGCACGTGTAAGAGCACGTGCTGCAAAACTCCGTGAGGAACAACAATGACTGGAATTCAAATGCCAAATGCAGAAAACAATTTTGAATATCCATCAACTCAAGAACGAGAAACAGACTACAACGAACGAATGGAAAGCATCCGTTACAAGACTGGAACTTCCAGTGAACGTGATATTGACCCAGAAGACGCTGGAGAAGACTATGGTCTGATAAAGGGAGAACGCCTACCGCAAACGCTTTCAACCGATGCCGAACTATTGACGGTAGACCCTCGCCACACGGCTATGCGTGCGCTAATAGCAACAGTAGTTGCCACAGGGTGTAGTTGTTCACGTTGCGAAAGGTTACGCCAATTCGTTCCAAATATTGGTCGCCGTACTCTTAAACAAGAATCGGCAAATTACGATACTCTTACCGAAAACATAAGGTACAGAACAAGGTTAAACTATGACCCTAGCAAAGAAAACCCTAGCAAAAGATATAATAAAAGATATTTGGCATGGGTTCAGAGGAAAGAATATGAGGCAAGGGCCAAATCAAAATTACCTCCTTCAGACTGACTTACCACCTAATTGGTGTACACTATAATGTAATCATGTCACATGGGCAAAACGAACAGCATAACAGCCGTCGTCGTCCCCAAAGACCACGTGTTGGAGCCGTATACGAATGGCATCCAGAAGGCTTGGACAAAGAAAAATCTAAATTAAACATTGAACCAGGCTCTCTTGTAAGGGTTGCCAAAGGCTCTCAATTTGGCGCAATGAGACTACCATCGCCCTTTACATACGTAGAAGACCCTAACAACGGGGATTTCCTAGGACTTGCTTTGGATAACAGCCTTAGACCGAGAACAAAAAAACAACTGTAACCTGATATCCCACGTTTGGAGAACAATATGTCAGAACAACCCAATCGTCTGCTCGTCTGTTGGCGTGTGGTCAACGGCAGGAAGACTGATGGTGTCATTTACAAGATGCGTCCCTATGACGGACCAGCCGAATATGACATGGAACTTATTGACATTTTGGAGCGACACAAGGCCCGCAACCAAGACTATGACAATTGGCGTGCCCTGATATTCCGCACCGACAAAGACACAGCCGACAAATTAGATGCCGAGACCGCCATCAAGAACGAATTGAAGCGCCACGACATCATTATCAAAGATTTCCGTGACGAACTCAAGGTGGATGCTTTACGTTGTTTTGACAAGCACAATCGCCCCGACAGAGGATGCGTGGACTGGTGTGACGAGTCAAAGACGGTTGGACGAAAGATTGGTGTTCCAAAAGAAAAACGCCAATACCTGTGTATGTACTGCCCAGCCGCTGAATGGTACACCCACAAGCAACGACAGATGTTGGGACTGTACGACAAGTGATTGTCGTTACGTTTGAGGTAATTGCCAACAGGTCTCCTGAGATTGGCTCTAGTCAGCCAAACAGTCACGGACGGAAACTGTGGAACATGCTGTTTCCTACCTACAACGGACGCATTTGTTTGTTGGTAGACGGCGTTGACAAAGCGAAGCATCAACTCGTTATGGAATGGTTGAAAAAGGAAGGGTTCAAACCAGGTTCAATTGACTTTCATTGGGAGACTGGTCCAGACAATCGCCTTGACAGAGTAAGGGCTGTTCATGCAGCACACACACGAATTGATTGGTATGTGGACAACGACCCAGCGGCGGTTGCCAAAGTAATCAAAGAGGGTATACCGTCCCTGCTGGTCACCGTTCCACATGTATTACGTCCAGAATGGGACCAACCACGTACAATAGTGGGATGGGAAGAAATCACAAAAGAGATAGAAACGCAAGCACTCAAAAACGCAGAAAGGACATGGCGAGAAACATGAGGCAAGACGAGTGGATTGAAATTGGCGTCAAACTGGGCTGGTGTTCACCACCCATCTGCGAACCGCACGACGGTATGCCAATAAGCCAAGAAGAAGCAGAGCAATACGAAGAGGGACAGGACCCGTGTATCCATGTTCTGCGCCTGTATCACAGCGACGAGCACCGCAGGGAAGTGGAAGAGTTTTCCTCGCAGGCGGTGTGGAGAAAAGCAGGCTGGGAGTGAAGATTTACTTTGGTGGAGCAGAAAAAGGCATGTACGCCTCAATGCTGTTATCTGCTGGAGTACGTCGTATTGGTCTCAACTTGACCCACTTGGCAATCCCAAAGATGAAGCAATTAGACCTACGCACGAAGTACGAAAATAGTGAGTTGTTGGTATACACGTCAGAAGGAGACGAGGACGTGGCTCGCTACGATGCCTTTCTACGAGCGTACGCCGATGACCTGACGTTGGTCGTGGGTCGCCCAGATTACGATGGAACATGGCTGGGAGAAAAGTACGTACCTATCTGGAACGACGCCGATGACCTTGAACGATTGAATTGGATTTGTCAAAGGAATGGCAGAGTAGCCATCAGCGACAAAGCCCTGACAAAGCACCATCACAACCGTTTAAACGCCATTGCCATGCGTTGGAACGCCGAGATGGTGGGATTGACCTCAAAGCCAGACAACATTGAAAACTACAAATGGGACGCTGTGCTGGTCAACTCGTGGACAAGCGCAGTGCGTTATGGAGAAACGCAGGTATGGACGGGGCACGGTTTACGACGTTATCCAGCCCAGCAAAAAGACTCAGCACGTAAACGACACAGGGTAGACATAGAACGACTTGGTGTATCTTACGAGAACGTCGTAACTGATGAGGTAGATGCAGTCAGCAAGTTGGCAATCGTGTCTTGGAAACGTTACGAAGAACACACTTTTGGGGGCTATGACACCATGATATCACCCAATCAAGACGCTTCAGACGACACCGAAAGCAGTGACATAATTATTACACCCCCCCATGGTGGTAGTTTGGCAAATGTGGAAAACAGGGGTACAGGTATTATTATACCCCCTCCCGAAAAGCGGAACGAAAACGATAGGTTATTATTGCCCGTCATTGGAGTAGAAACCATAACGTCAATGGGTTCGCAAACCATTGATGAACATGGGGAATCTATTGAAATTGCGCCCGAACAAACGAATGTAATTCGTTACTCAGGGGCACTTTTACGGCAGTGCGATAATTGTTATCTGGCCTCTAAATGCCCCGCATTTAAGGAACATACAGAATGTGCGTTTAAGTTGCCCGTTGAGATACGAACTAAAGACCAACTTCAAGCAGCCTTACGAGCAATGATTGAGATGCAAGTCAGCCGAGTCATGTTTGCCAGGTTTGCCGAAGAGTTGGAAGGACAAGGGCTTGATGGTACATTGTCATCAGAAATGGACAGAGCCTTTGACATGATTGAGAAGTTCAAAAGTATCAACGACACCCGTGACTTAGTACGTTTTGAAGTAGAGGCTCGTGGTTCAAGCGGGGTGCTGTCTAGACTGTTTGGGCAACGAGCAGCCGACCAAGCCAACGCCCTGCCTCACGGAGGTCTTGGACCGTCAGCCACCGATGCGTTTTATCAGGAAGTTATAGACGTTGAAGAGGAGCAATGAAGTCGCTTCCATACACCTACAAATGTCCTAAGTGCGGGAAAACAGTATCAGTAATTAGTAACAAGTATCCGCCCGTATGTACGAACAAAGATATACACTCAACCATTCGTGTAAACATGGAGTTACAAAATGTACGAACAAAAGAGAATCACTGACGTTGGCATTGACATGGATGGGGTGGTTTACCCGTTCATGAGTGCCTTTAAAAAGTACTGTGAAGACGTGCTGGAAATGACAGACCTTCCAGAACCAACCCATTGGGACTTTTACGACGATTGGGGAATGAACAAGAAGGAGTTTGACGCCCTACTTAACTCAGCCCCTGTTACCCATCGTCTGTTTGCATCCGAGTCACCAATGAAGAATGTGTACGGTGGTTGGGAGATGCTAAGGAACATGGGAGTCAAATTGCACGTCATTACCGCCCGCCCAACAACGGCGTGGGCACAGACCGCCGAGTGGTTGCACGACCACGACCTCGTTCCAGACCACCTGCACTTCACCAACGACAAGACCATTCTTGCCCATACCGCCAAGGAACATTCGGCAATGATTGACGACCACCATTTGTACTACCAACAATTAGAAAAGGCTGGCGTGTTTGCCGTGCTTCACGACCACCCATGGAACAATCAATTTGAGGTGTCCTATCGTGTCAATTCGCTGGTAGACTTCGCTAAACTGGTAAACAAGGTAAACAACAGGGAGATTCCATGGCATCCAACGAACGCCAACAAGTACTTATTGATGCAGCCAATCTGATTGTCGGTGACCGTAACGACGATTACGGTGACCCTTACGACGACTTCAGTTTGACTGCCGATTTGTGGCATGCCTACTTGATGCGTACACGAGGCAAACGAAAGGGCTTTGTCATTTTTCCGCACGACGTTGCGGTCATGATGGCATTGTTGAAGATTAGCCGCCTCTCATGGACTCCTGAAAAGCGTGACCATTGGTTGGACATCGCAGGCTATGTTGGCTGCGGATGGGACTGCGTTGACCGTGACCCACCCACTAGCCATGAAAGTGTTGAACACGACGATGAAACACCTGTTTGATTTTTATGGAAAACCTTCGGTTGCCAAAAGTGTTTTCGTTCCAGAAATAGAACGCATGCAAAAAGCACTCAACGCCATCGCCCCGTTGCTGATGAACAGCGCCGTTGACCTGCATCAGATTGCCAAAAATACAAACCTATCTTTGACCGAACTTCGCTATGACGGTTGGGAAGCACTATTTAAGTACATCAGAGAGTTGGAAGAAAAAGTAAAAAGGACAGAAGCAGAACTAGCAACACAGACTCAAAAAATGCGTGACTTGGTAATATTCGTAGAAGAGACGTCGCAAAAGGTGGTAAAACTTTATCGTGAGGGCACTCTCCGAAACGCAAATGATTGATGACGTGGAGAGACAAAGCCCTCTGCAAGGGCAAACATATTGATTTGTGGTATCCGCCATTAGAAGCAGATAATCAAGAGGAATATTATGCTGTTGCTCGTGAAGTGTGTCACGCTTGTCCCGTGTGGAGGAAGTGCTTAAACGACGGAATGAGTGAGCAATGGGGAATGTGGGGAGGACTCACACCATTAGAAAGAACTGCTTTTAGTAAAAAACCAAAGAAAACCGCATTAAAGCCACATGGCACTGTTACAAGATACCGACAAGGTTGTTATTGTAAAAAGTGTGTCAATGTAAACGAAACAATAAAACAACAAAACAAAGATTTTAGTGTTGTGCCAACTATGCAAGACAAAGACTTTGATTTGTTTACGATTTTGTATCAACTCCTTCAGTAATCCTTGCTATGCTGGATAGCAGACCGTAACCACCTGACGCTCGTCGTCAATTTGTTACGGTCTTTTGTTTTATCCACCGACAAAGGAGTGCGTTCTGTTACGACACTGGGTTTCATCCATAGTCATATTCATCGGAACAATCACAGCAACAACAATCGGACAATTTGGGACATCGGACGGGCCAGCAAAGATAGGAGACGTCATTGAGGTAGAGACCGTGTATCCAAGTGGATACACTTATGACCAACGCCTCGTGGAGTTAACGACTACAACCACCACAACCGAGCCTGAAAAAACCGACCACACAATCAAAAAGACAAACGCAATAAACGAAACAGAGACCTGCCCACAGTACGAGGACTTGTTTAGGCAATACGGTTTAAAGCCCGTAAAGGTGTTTTCCTACATTGCTTGGAGGGAGTCACGGTGTCGCCCCAATGCCGTCAATGCCAAGTGGGATGACCAGGGCAACGTCACGTGGACGTTGAACAAGAACGGTTCTATTGACCGTGGCTTGTTACAAGTTAACTCGTCATGGAAGACCGTCACCTCCAACGTCTGCGGTTCAACGTTCGGGGATATGGAAGTCCTGTATGATTTGGACTGTAATCTCAGGGTTGCCAAATATCTGCTGGACAACGGTGGATTAGGGCATTGGGGCATGTAACATAGTAATCCGTCAAACAAGACGACCACACAACAGGAGACAAACATGTTGATTGACACAAAAGACCTCTGCGGTACGGCAGAAGCAGCCGAAGTGCTGGGCGTTGTAAAACAGCGCATCCACACACTTCGTAAGCGTGAAGACTTCCCCAAGCCCGTCGTTGTTCTGGCTGCCACCCCGCT